CGAGGCACTGGCCGCAGAGAGGCGGCTCGCTAACGCGCAAACGAAAAGGGCGCAGGCTGGCGCGCAACTACAGGCGACCGTGAATGCAACGACTCTGCGCGATTGCACTGTGCCTGCTGACGTTTCCGGCCTGCTCACTGCTGCGGCCAGCGAAACCCGAGCCGGTGCAGGTGCCGGTGTATCAGCCCGTCGAGTGCCTTGACCGCGCGCTAGCTGCGTGCGACGGCGTTCCGGTGCGTGAGTACACGACAGCCGAGGGGCTGGCGCTAGGGCTTGGCGAGGCGCTTAGGGCGCTGATGGATTGTCAGGACAAGCACAACGAGCTGCGCAAGTGCGTGGCCGAGCACAACGCAAAGGCGAAGTGAAATGGAAAACCAACACCGCAAGATTTCCGGCTATCGCGAACTCGGGCAAGCCGAAATCGACGCCATGAATGAAGTGAAGGCCAAGGGCGCTGAGCTGGGCGAACTGGTGTCGAGACTGCGCGGGAATGCGGAACTCGATCAGCGATGGGTCAGCATCGGCGCGACCGACTTGCAGACTGGCTTAATGGCGCTGACGCGCGCAATCGCCAAGCCGACGTTTTTCTAGGCGCCGCCAATGAGCATCTGGACCAAGTGGAAGCTCGGCGCCCTCGCGCTTGACGCGATGCAGTGGGCCGGTGATGTCGTGCGGTCAATCGACGCATCTGCCGCGCTCGCCATCGTGCTCAAGATGGTCGAGCTGGAGCGCGACATGCGCGGCACGCCGGGCAACATCAAGCTCAACGAACTGATCGCATGGATTCGCAACAAGTACCCCGGTGGCAACATCGCGGTGGTGACGGGCTACGTCGGTAGCCTGGTGGCGCTGCTGAATGCGCTCGGCGTGTTCCGCAAGTGAAACGCGACCCGTGCATGATCAGCACCGAGGTTAGCCGATACCCAGATGGCGCGGTGGTGCGTGAGCAGATCATCACAGCACGCACGCCTAGCGAGGTCGTGGCGACGTATCGGATGCTTGCCGAGATCGATGCCAAGGTAGCGGCAGGCGAGGCACTTGATCGCATAGTGAGCGAGTCGCGCGCATGATCAGGTTCGCACTGTTGATGCTGATCGCATCGATTGCCAACGCCAGCGAGACTGCGCGCATCGATGGTGTCATTGTTACGACAGGCATGACGACCGGCGAAGTGCTGAAGCGCGCAGGTCAACCCGACGCGCGCGAGGATGTCGAGAACGCATACGGCGCTGTGCTCGGTTCGCGGTGGGATTATTACGGCAAGACGCGGATGGTCACGCTGTGGATTCAGCGGGGGAAGGTTGTTAGGATCGACGACGAGTAGAAACAAGCGAGCCGCCTTGCGTTGGAAGCGCAGAGGGCGGCTCTAACCACAACTGACATGCGAGGTCAGAGATGGCTGAGATGGATGCTACACGCGCTTGCGTGGTTTGCGGTGCGTTGTTTGAGCCGCCGCACTGGAAGACTGCGGTGTGCTCGCATGCTTGCGCGGCAGTTCGCCAGCGCGAGTATCAGGTGCGGTCGAATGCACGCAAGGCAAAGCCAACAAAGCAATGCAAGTGGTGCGCGGCTGAGTTCACGCCAGCGCGCGGCAGCAGTTGGGTTTATTGCAGCGCCGAGCACTCAAGGCTAGCAAAGCGCATGCGTGACACAGAAAGGCCCAAGGAGCTGCTTCGGCAATACCGAGAGACATGGAGGCAGAACAACCTCGACAAGGTGCGCGAAAGCCAGCGCGCATCAGTTGCAAGAAGGCGCGCGAAAGGAAACAGGGACAGGACGTGCGACAGGGTTCGGGGCAGTCGCATCAAGTTAGTGTGCGGCTCGCTTAGTCAATCCGACATTGCGGCCATCAAGGCTGAGCGATGCGACTGTCTGTACTGCGGCGTGCCACTCGATGACGGCGCGAAGGTAATGGATCACATGGACCCGCTGAGCAAAGGCGGCGCGCATGACAGGAGCAACATTGTTGTGTGTTGCGCCAAGTGCAACGGCGCAAAGAGCGCTAAGCCGTTTGCTGATTGGTTGCTGATAGTTCCGGCGACCAGACGCAAGATGGTTGCGCGTGTGTACGAAAAGAAAAGGGGCGCGACGTTTGAGCAGCCGAGTTTGTTTGGCGCGGTCGTTGCGGCTTAACATTTTGTTAAGGTTCTCCGGGCGCACCATCAAGCACTGCGGGGCGACGAGCGCCGTATTCCAACCAATTCCGGCCCTATGCGCCGCACCACCAGATGGCTTTGGCGACTGAAATGGGCGAAGTTCTGAACCAGCGCGAGCGATTGCGGTTGGTGTCGATCTCGCGCCTTGCTGAATTGCTCGGGATGGACCGCAAAACGGTCAGCAAGCGCATTGCTGATGCCAACATCGCACCAAGTGGAAAGCGGGACGGATACCCGGTTTACGATGGTAGGCGGGCGTGCGAGGCGTGCTTGCTGCCGCAGTCATACGGCGACGATTCTGGCCCGGTAGACCCGCGCAATCTGAAGCCGATGGAGCGACGTGCATGGTATCAGTCAGAGCGCGAGCGCATGGCGGTCGAATCTGAGGCGCGGCAGTTGATCCCGGCAATCGAAGTTCAGTCTGAAATGGCCGAAGTAGTGCGCGCGTTTGTGCAGTTTCTGGACACGCTGCCGGATGCGCTAGAGCGCGACGTAAGTCTGACGCCTGAGCAAGTCGACGCGATTGGAAAGGCGATCACGAAACAGCGGATGAGCCTATACACCGCGTCGGCTGCACAGCTAGATCAGGACGAAGCAGAGAGTGCCTGAGTTAGCCCACGGATCGGCGCGCGAAATCAGGCGCGACGTTCTGGAGATGGTCAGGCCGCCGCAAGAGACAACTGTTGCAGAGTCTGCGGCGCGCGCGCTGAAGATCGTGAACCCGTCCGGAGCGTCCGGCAACTGGTCTGCGGCGACGACGCCTTACATGGTCGAGCCCATGAACTTGGCCAGGTCGCGACTCTATGAGGCGGTAGTTTTCATGGGGCCGGCGCGGTCCGGAAAGACGGTAGCGCTGGTCGACGGCGTGCTGGCATATTCGATTGTCGACGACCCGGCAGACTGCATGGTCGTGCAGACATCGCAGGCTGCCGCGTCGGACTTCTCCAAGATGCGAATCAAGCGGGCTGTTCGCGGCTCGCCAGAGTTGGCGTCGCGGATTTCGTCACGCAGTCATGATGACAATGACTTCCTGAAAGTGTTCCGGTCTGGCATGGCGATCCGGTTCGGATGGCCGTCTGTTGGTCAGTTGAGCGGGAAGGATTTGCGCCGCGTCCTGATGACGGACGTGGACAACATCACTGGCGACTTGAGCATCGATGAGGCGTTTGGCCTCGCGCTCAAGCGGACGCAAACTTACATGAGCGCCGGCATCTGCATTGCCGAGTCGAGCCCGGCGCGCGATTACGTTGACCGCAAGTGGCGCGCGCAAAGTCCGCACGAAGCGCCGCCGGCCGATGGCATCGCGACGCTATACAACCGAGGCGACAGGCGCCTGCTGTACTGGCCCTGCCCTGAGTGCAAAGAGCCATTTGCGGCGCTGCCCGGCATGGCTCTTTTCAAGTTGCCAGAGTTCGCGGAGTTGCGCGAACGCATGCTGACAGAAGACCCGCTGAAGATGGCGGAGCGTTATAGCAACGTCTGTTGCCCGGCATGCGGCGTTGAGATTGAAGCGCGGCACAAGAGGTGGATGGTTGATCGCGGGCGGTGGGTTGGTCAGGGCCAGCGCATCTGGACCGATGGCACGGTCACTGGCGAGCGTTTGCGCACTCGGTTTGCATCGTTCTGGCTCGGCGGCGTTGCTGCCGCATACCAGTCGTGGGCGTCGCTTGTCGAGCGTTACCTACAGGCGGTCAAGCAGTTTGCAACAACCGGAGAAACGAAGGCGCTGAAGTCGACGATCAATGTCGATCAGGCCATGCCGTTTAGTCCGCCAAGTGCGGCAAGGCAGCGTGGGGCGCATGAGTTTCAGCAGCGGTGCGAGACATGGACGCCGGCGCACGTTCCTCCTGGCGTGCGGTTCCTGACCGCGCAAGTTGACGTGCAAGCGGGCCAGCGGCGTGGGTTCGTGATTCAAGTGATCGGGTGGGGTGTCAATCGAGAGCACTGGGTTGTTGATCGCTACGCGCTGAAGTCTAGCGAGCGCGTCGACGTCGACGGCCAAAGGCTGCCGATTGATCCTTCAGCCTACGCTGAAGATTGGCGCAGACTGATAGAGAAGTGCATTCAGCGGCGTTACCCGCTGGACGATGGATCGGGCCGGACAATGCCGGTACGCCTGACTGTTTGCGACTCTGGCGGAGAGGATGGCGTTACAGGTCGCGCGTATGAGTTCCACCGATATCTCGTAACCATGCGGCTAGCCGGCCGTTTCAGGCTAGTCAAGGGCGCAAGCAGTCGCAACGCGCCGCGAGTCGATCAGGCATACCCTGACACTCGCAAGACTGGCCGCAAGAGCGCGTCGCGCGGTGACGTTCCGGTATTGATGTTGAACACGGTCGAGCTGAAAGACACGGTTGCATCTGATCTTGCGCGCGAAACTCCTGGCGCTGGGTACTGGCATTTCCCGGAGTGGTTGCCTTCATCGTTCTACGACGAGTTGACCGCAGAGGAACGCGGGGCGAAAGGCTGGGCAAAGATCGGCGGAAAGAATGAATCTGTAGACCTGTGCGCGTACGGAGAGGCTGCCTACGTGTGGTGCGGCGGCGACAAGATCAACTGGCAATCTCCACCACTATGGGCGGCAGATTGGGATGTAAACCCCGACGTTTCGGCGGATGGCGCGCCTGCGCCGGTTGCAATTATCCAACGCAGACCAGCGAGCTACCTAGTCAAATGAGCTTCACGACCGACGACCTGACCGCGATCACTTCGGCGATTGCGAGCGGCGCACTGTCCGTTCGTTACGCGGACGGTCGCAGCGTCACTTATCACTCAATCGACGCAATGCTGCGCGTCCGCGATCTGATCCGCGCAGATCTCGGGCAGGTTGGCGACGACGCTGGGCGCACGCATCGTTACGGCACGCACAGCAAGGGCCTTCTGTGAATCTACTTGACCGCGCTATCGCATGGGCTGACCCGGCTCGCGGACTTCGCCGCGCGCGTGCTCGCTTGCAGATCGGCGCCGTGCGCAAGTACGAAGGCGCGAGTGTCGGGCGCAGGCTTGATAGCTGGCTCACGTCTGGCACGTCGGCTAATGCCGAGATCAGCGCATCACTGTCGCAGCTTCGCAATCGCCATCGGGCACTAGTCCGCGACAATCCGTGGGCCGCGCGAGCGGTGCAGGCCATAGTGTCGAACACGGTCGGCTATGGATTCACTGCCAAGGTAAACGGGCCGAAGAAAGCCGCCGACACGTTCCGCAAGTGGTGGGGCTCGCGCGATTGCGACGCCACTGGCAGGCACAATGGGTCGGGGCTTGAGGCGCTGATCATGCGGACCATTGCTGAGTCTGGCGAGTGCCTGATTCGGCGCACGGTCAATCGGTCGCTTGCGTTCCCGCTACAGATCACGGTGCTTGAGGGCGATCACCTCGATCACTCCAAGACCGACTTGCTGCCCAATGGCGGGCGGATCATGCATGGCGTCGAGATGGATGCCGCAGGGCGTCGCGTTGCGTACTGGCTGACGCGCGACCATCCCGGCGACCCGCTGACGCACGACGTCGCATCCGAGCGCGTTCCCGCGTCCGAGATCGCACATGTGTTCCGCGTGGATCGACCGGGCCAAGTGCGCGGCGTTCCGTGGGGCGCATCGACGATCATCACGCTTCGCGACCTAGACGACTATGAAGACGCCTATCTGCTGCGGCAGAAGCTGGCAAACTGCCAAGTCGGCGTGATCTTCGACTCCGAGGCAAGCATTGCGAACGCCGACGCCATCGCAGCCGGCGAGCCGCTGGCCGAGGCGATGGAACCTGGGCGCTATGAGTTTCTGCCGCCGGGCAAAGACATTCGATTCAACACGCCGCCGGGCGCTGGCGATTACGGTCCGTTTGTCCGTGATTGCCTGCTGCGCGTTGCGGCTGGCTACGGCATCACATTCCAAGCACTGACCGGCGATCTTTCGAGCGTCAACTTCTCGTCTGGTCGCATGGGCTGGATTGAGTTCGGGCGAAACATCGACGCATGGCGCTGGCAGATGCTGGTCCCGCAAGGGCTTGACGTCATCGCCGGATGGTTTGCCGACGTTGCCCAGCTTTCGCTCGGCATTCGCGCAGACAACATCAGCGTGCGATGGGATCCGCCGCGCCGCGAAATGATTAACCCGAAGCAAGACGCCGAGGCGATGAACATCCTTGTGCGTAACGGGTTCACCAGTTGGCCGCAGGCGCTGCGCGAACTGGGGGAAGACCCTGAAGCGACGCTTGACGAAATCTCGGCATGGCAGAAGCAAGTCGACAAGCTCGGCATCAAGCTCGATTGCGATCCGCGCGCCGATCAACCAGCCGCAGTAGCGGCACCAGAACAGGACGACAACGATGACGACCCGCCAGCGGGTTGACGGGCCGGCGCTCACACGCGCCGCTTCCGTCGATAGTTTCGACGACGAGGCGCGAACAGTTCGCCTCTCGTTTTCATCCGAGGAGCCGTATTTGCGCTCGTCGTTTTTCGATGAGCCGTGGGTCGAGGTGCTCGGCCACGATGCCGACGAGGTGGATATGTCGCGGCTCGGATCTGGAACTGCGCCGGTGCTGTTCGGCCACAACGCATTTGACCGCGAGGCGCACGTCGGCGTTGTCGACAAGGCGTGGCTGAAAGACGGGCGCGGCTATGCCGACATCCGAATCAGCAAGCGCGCTGAAGTCGACGGCGTTTGGCAAGACATCAAGGATGGAATCCTTCGCAGCGTCAGCGTTGGTTATCAGATCAACGAGCGCACGCTGACGAAGCGCAACGAACAGGGGCCGAGCGAGTACCGCGTGACTCGCTGGCTGCCGATGGAAGTCTCGCTGGTGCCTGTGCCGGCGGATGCGACGGTGGGGGTTGGCAGAAGTGCCGACGACCCGCCCGGGAGATACACGATCACAGACGTTGACCAAGGCCAGCATTCCGCTGGCCTTTTGCTTTCTAGGAGTCATGCAATGACCGAGCAAACTGCACCGGCCACGGCCGTAATCGAACCGGCTGCTGCTGCGCCGGTTGTTGACAATACCCGCGCCGTGGCTGACGCCGTGCGCGCTGAACAGGTCCGCGCTTCCGAGATCATCGGTATCGCGACCAAGGCCGGATTGGGCGAGGCTTTCGCAGCCGAGCAGATCGCGGCGAATGCAACCGTTGACGCGGTTCGCGCCAAGGCGCTCGACGCGATGGCGGCTCGCAATGTGCCGAGCTTCGGCCACATCACCACGGGCGCCGATCAGGTCGACAAGACCCGCGAGGCTGCCGAGTCTTGGCTGCTGTTCCGTGGCGGTGAGAAGGTCGACGGCGGCAAGTTGAACGGCAATGATTTTCGTGGCATGTCGCTGCTGGACATGGCCCGCCACAGCATCGGTGGCGGTCGCGGCATGACCAATATGGAGATCGTCGGTCGCGCTGTCACGCACAGCACTGGCGACTTCCCCATCATCCTGCAAAACGTCATGAACAAGACGTTGCAGGCGGCATACACCAATCTGCCCGACGTGTGGCGCGAGTTCTGCGCGGTCGGCTCGCTGTCGGACTTCCGCCCGCACTACCGCTATCGCATGGGTTCGTTCGGCAATCTGGCGACGGTAGCCGAGAACGGCACCTACACCTACGGCACGGTAGCCGATGCCGAGCGCGAGAGCATCACGGGCGCGACCAAGGGCAAGTTGCTGAACATCTCTCGCCAGATGATCATCAACGACGACCTGGGCGCGTTCATGAACATCACTCGCGCGATGGGTCGCGGCGCGGCCCGCACGGTCGAGGCTGACGTGTTCACGCTGCTTGCCAGCAACCCGACGCTGAACGATACCGGCGCGCTGTTCAACTCGACGGCTGTCACCACTGCTGGCGGTCACGCCAACATCACCAGCTATGGCGCGCCGGCTGTCGCGATCTTCGACACGGTTCGTCAGGCGATGGCTTCGAAGGTCGACGTTGGCAGCAACGATTACGTTAGCGTCCGTCCGTCTGTCTGGCTCGGTCCGGTTGCGCTTGGCGGCGCCGCTCGCGTCACCAACGAGTCGCAGTACGACATCGACCAGAGCAGCAAGACTTCGTTCTATCCAAACAAGTCGCGCGGCCTGTTCGACAAGATCGTCGACACGCCTCGCCTGACGGGTTCCGTCTGGTATGCCTTCGCCAATCCGGCAGACGAGCCGGTGATCGAGGTCGGCTTCCTGAACGGCCAGCAGTCGCCGTACACCGAAATGCAGACCGGCTTCGAAGTCGATGGAGTGGTCTGGAAAGTCCGCCTCGACTACGGCGTAGCCGCTGTCGGCTATCGCGGCGCCCACAAGGTCGTCTGACCGATCAACCAAGTGTAACGGGAGGCGCCTTCGGGCGCCTTCGTCGTTTCTGACTTTGAGGAATTAAGCAAATGGCAACGAATCTTGTTCAAGACAACGGCGTCAAGCTGTGGACCAACGGCACTGGCGCGACCGTCGAATCCGGCGGCATCGCGGTGGCGAGCCACATGGTCGGCATCGCGTTGACCGACATCGCCAACGGTGCCACCGGATCGGTGGACTTCACGCCGGGCCGCGTATTCTCGGGCGTCCCGAAAGTCACCGCCGCCGTGTTCGCGGTCGGTGAGAAGTTGATCTGGGACTCCAGCGCCGGCAAGTTCGACGACGCGGCTGCAACGCCGGCATCGGGCGACATCACTGGCGCCGTCGTCGCATGGGTCGCAGGCGCGAACCTGGAGACGACCTGCACGGTCATGCTCACGCCTGGCAATGCGACGCTCACCTAATGGCCGATCCATTCGACACTGCCGATACGACCATCTTCGGTCGGTCGCCGGCAGCATCCGCGACAGTCACTAACGGCACGGCGACTCATACTCGCCGAGCCGTTCTGTCCCGCGACGTCGAATACGCAGACCTCACAAGCAACGTATCCATGCGCGTCGACACTGTGCAATTCCCGCGCGTCGGCGGCCTTCGTCCGAAGGTTTCGACGGTCACTATCGGCGGCACTGTCTACGTCCTTGAGCAGCGACTCAGCGACGATGGTTACGCTGAAACGTGGAGGGTCAAGGCATGAGCGGTGGCTCGATTGCTGAGCGTCAGCAAGCATTGCTGGTTGCTCGGTTGCAGGCTATCCGCGTCAGCAATGGCTATCTGTGCGACATGGGCGCGCGAGTTTACGAAGAACGCGCGCACTTCGACGAGTCCGACACGTTCCCGCTTCTGAATGTGCAGATGACGACCGAAGAACCTGACGGCGATCAGTTCGGCGAGCGCATCCAGATCATGCGGACATGGCGCGTCGAGGTCTGGCGCAGTGCGTCCGACGATCTCGCGATTGCTCTGCTGCAAGACGTCAAGCGGGCACTGATGGATCGCGGCTCGCTCGGCAACTTCGCAGACGAGGATGGAAAGCTCGGCGCGCTCACTTACGGCGGCACGGAGTCGCTGGCACTTGAGCAAGACGGGCACGACATCAACGGACTGTCTGCATTGTTTTCGGTCAAGGGACCGGAGACGTGGGGCGAGCCAAGGACTGTGACATGACCTTTCACTTCAGCAAGCAATGGGAGCACGCGGGGCGTCTGTATGAGCCTGGCGATGTTGCCGAATTGACGCCGCAGGAATGCGACAAGCTCGCGCGTTTGGGCGCTGGCGAGCCTGACTCTGTAACTGAAAAACCCAAACGCAAGCGCAAGTAACCCGCAAGCAACCCCACCAGAGACCCGGACTAGCGCCGGGTTTCGTCGTTTCTGGAGCACGAAAACATGGCCGCACCTTCGACCTACACCTATTCCAACACCTACAAGGTGGGCCGAGGTCGGCTCGCCTTCAATGCGCTGGATTCAGCCGGGAACTATGAGGGCTTCCGCTGGCTCGGAAACTGCCCCGGTTTCGAGATCAATGTCGAGTCCGAGAACTTGCAGCACACGTCGTCAGAGGGCGGCCTGGCTGAAGTGGATCTCGACACGCCGCTGAGCATCACGCGCACGGCGACGATCCAGATTGACAACTTCAGCGCCGACAATCTCGCCATCTTCCTTGGTGCGTCTGTTGCCGATCTCGCGCAGGCTGGCGCGACCGTGACCAACGAACTGGTTGAGGACGTCCGCACGGATCGTTTTTACCAGTTGGGCACGTCGGTCCTGAAGACCGGCTCGCGCAACATTTCGGCGGTGACGGTCGACGTCTACGCGCCGGCTCGCGCCAACTCAACGGCATACGCTGTCGGCGACATGTACCTGC